ATACCTAAATATGTAACAAATATACCTAATTATGCTTTTAAAGATAATAAAATAACAGATTTATTTATACCAACATCTGTAAAATCTATAGGAGATAATGCTTTTAATAATAATAAATTAACAAATATAGTCATACCTGATTCTGTCATATCCATAGGTAGTAGTGCTTTTAGAAATAATGAAATAACAGAATTATTTCTACCAATTTCAGTTAAATCTATTGGTTATAGTGCCTTTAGATACAATAAATTAACAACATTATATATATCCGATTCTGTAACAGATATTGGTATTGGAGCTTTTGCTAATAATGAATTAACAAAAGTAAGATTATCAAATTCTATAGAAACTATCAGTAATGCGGTTTTTGCAAATAATAAGATAACAAATATAATTATACCAATATCTGTTAAAAGTATAGAAGATTCTTCTTTTTATAATAATAAGTTAACAAATATAATTATACCAAAATCTGTTGATTATATTGGTAAAGATGCTTTTGCTAATAATAATTTAATAACAGCTAATATGCCAACCATATTAAAAACATATAATACGTTTTGGAATAAAAAATAATAGTATTTACATAATTTATATTTGCGGATTTTCTTGAGCTGACCTTACTTGGCCTGAATAAAAATTGAAAATTATTTATCTTTGGTTCCATTATTATAAAACATATTATTGAATCTCTGAACTAGCTAATACCACTTATGAGCGATATCGTTATGAATGAGCCTATTGAACCTATCATACCTACCAATATAATTACTCTAGAAAACCTCCAACTTACTATTAATACAAAATGTACAGATCTAGGTATTGAAGAAATTACGTTATATTCTACTGATTGTACTATTTGTTTTGGACTGGTGGAAACTGATAATTGGCAAATTTTACATCCTTGTGGACATGTTTTTTGTAAATCATGTATTGAAAGAGTACATCATCTTCCTGGAACTATCAGAATTTCATGTCCGAATTGTCGTAAACCAGGCAAATATATTGGATTCGATGGAACGGTTCTTACTGATAATATGAGGCTATTGTCAGCTTTACCTGATTCTAATCCTGTTAATCAGTCTATTCATCAGTCTGTTCATCAACCTGTACCTCGATTTAACCAAATGCAAAATCTACCATCAAGATCATATACATCAGCACCTCCGATTTCTGTTGGTAGGATGTCAACAATCGCAGCATATGATAATGAATATAATGATCCTTCTCAAGATCCAGATGCATTGCCTTCGATAGCTATCCGCCAACTGACTAATATGTCAGCTTCTGATTCGACTACTACAAATATTAGACCAAGCGCTAATACAGATAATACAGATAATACAGATAATACAGATAATACAGATAATACAGATAATGGAGATTTACTTTTGCCAATATATTCAGTAGTTAGAAATTCCGAAGATCCAAATCAAATGATTGGTTCTTTTGTGTTGAATACGTCTGGACAGATATCATCTGAATCAATCGGAACTGATTTTGTATTAGTAATCGATGATTCTGGTTCAATGGGCTCAGCTCGTAATGAAATAAAAGAGTATATAAAGAAATTTATCAATAAACTAACAGAAAAAGATCGAATTACCTTGGTATATTTTGGTTCAAGTGCAAGGCAATTATTTGCCTTACAACCAGTTACTACTATTTTTAAGCAACAAGCATGTACGTTGATTGATGATTTTTATGATGGCTCTGGAACTAATTATTATAATGCATTTATATTAGTGAATAAGATCATTGAAGAGATTTCTGATAATACTAGGCCAATTATTACCATTTTTGGTTCAGATGGACAACCTGATTTTGCATGCCCTGATCAGATTGATAATCTATATAGGATAATTGCTGAGCGTAATATAAGTTTTAAGATTTATACTGTTTCTTTTGGTGGTGATATATCTTCTGATGTTTTACAAGGTATTTTACGTGGTGATAATATTACTAACTATCGCCATACAAATACTCCAGATGATTTTGATGCATTGATGAATGAGATTGGATGTGTTGATAATGTTGTTATTGCTAAACAAATTACAATTACATTTACAGGATGTAAACCTCTCTTATCAATTGCTGAACAATATCCTTCTAATCCAAACAAATATTTTGTAAAGATCTCTATTATTAGATCAGGTGACTTTATAACATTTCCATTTGAAGTAATTAGTGCAGAAAATAGCATAGAAACTAGATCTCAATCTGGAACTATTTCTGGATCAGAACCATCTGTTACACTTACTTATTTAAATTCAGATGGTGTACTAATTGATACACTTTGTAATAGATCAAGTTCTTTTGATCCTAATACTATTCAACATCAATGGAAATTTAAAAAGACAGTTGCTGAAATAATGAATTTAGCAAATAATAGAATTCTGTCTTCTGATCAAAAACGTATCGAAGTAAATAGAATTAAAGAATCATTAACAACAGAATTATATGGTATTTTTACTGATGAAATCACTTCTATTGTTAATACATTATTGAATAGTTTATCAAATCATACTCAAAATCATAGTGCAAGTAATCAATTCAGACAAATATCCTCACAAGCATCTGGACATTCTGCAAGTAGACAGTATTCGGATAGATTACAATCGAGTTGATTTAATTAGTTGATTTAATTTGATTTAATTTAATTAGTTGATTTAATTTGATTTAATTTAATTAGTTGATTTAATTTGATTTAATTATATTGTTATTAATTATATTTAGATCTATGTTTAATATTAAAATAGTTTTTTTAGTATTAGTAGGATGGCTCATTCTTTCTAATTTTTATACAAAAAATAGAAAAACTCTTTTGAGACCATTGATTTTATTCGCAATGAATTTAGATCATAAAGAACATTTCTTTATTGGTTCAGATGATGAAAAAAAAGAGAAAAAGTCTAAGAGAAAATCAGATGATGATGAAGATAATGAAGATGACAATGATAAAAAAAAGAAAATAACAAATATAAAGAGAAAATCAGAGGATGAAAATGATGATGATGATGAAGATAAAAAAGATAACGAAGATGACGAAGATAAAAAAGATAACGAAGATGACGAAGATAAAAAAGATAACGAAGATAACGAAGATGACAATGATAAAAAAAAGAAAATAACAAATATAAAGAGAAAATCAGATGATGATGAAGATGATACAAAACAAATTACAAAACAAAGTACAAAACAAAAGATATCATCTGGTGCAAAAAAAATGTTAGATGCACAGAAGAAAAAATATTTTGGTTCAATGAAATCACAAAAAAAATATGATAATCTTAGTAAAGAAGAACGTGATAAAAAAATGGAAGAAGATCGCAAGAAGAAATTAGCAATGAGAACAGCATCAATTGCAATGAAAGCAGCAAAAATAGCAAATAATGCTAGAAAGGCAGGAACGATGATGAAAAAATTATCAAGTGGTCCAGCTGGATTAATAATTTTAATAATAGTTGTTATATTAGAAAATGTTCTTAAATTAGATGTAGAAGATTTTAAAGATTGTGATCGTGGTGAATATGATTTGATGTCTTTACCAAAATATGTTAGAGTTATTATAGGAATGGTTCCCAATTTAGGCGATCTTTTTGATTTAATTGGTAATAAATTATGCTTTAAAGCTGGTTGTGCACCAAATACAGAAAAACAAGATGGTTTATGTTATAAAAAATGTAGACCAGGTTATAAAGCAGTTGGTCCAGTATGTTGGAAACGTTGTGGTAATGATATTGATGTCGGAGCATTATGTCGTAAACGTTGTCGACCTGGATATAGAGAAGTAGCTGGTGTATGTTGGGCATCATGTCCATCTGGATTTACAGATATAGGTGCTTTATGTTCAAAACCATTAAGATGCAATTCTAGATGGAATAAATGTAAATCTAGACCAAAAATATTTGGTAAAAGAAGATGTATGGGAGGATTAGATACAAAATGCACAGGTCCTGAAACAAAAGCAAAAAAGAGTTATGTACCAGCGACATATCCAAAACCATCATATGGTAGAGGTATTGGAATGATACCATTAAATATTAGAATGAAACCAAGAAAAGATAAATAGATCATATAAGTTACAAAGAAATATATATAATAATAATTAAGACGTTTTATTATTTTATTCAAACGGTAAAATAGTTCTTTATAATTGTCTTTATAATTGTCTTTATAATTGTCTTTATAATTGTCTTTATAATTGTCTTTATTATAATTGGTTAACATTATTAACAGTTCTACTAAAAATTATATATTATAATATTATTAATGATAAATAACATTAAAATATATGATTTTATTATTTCTCTATTTGCGACAATATTATCTATTTCTACAATGTTCATATTATTCATAAACTATTTTTTTAATATCCAATTAAATTATATCAATATAGTGAATATATTTTTTTGTTTTTTTATATTAATTGATTTTATAATATTCAAATATTTAAATATCAAATTTGATATGATGCTATTTATACATCATATTGTAGCATTATTTGGATCATATTATTATAATTCTGATATTATATCTGCATATGCTATTGCTACAGAAATAATATTAACAATTAACATATTTACTAATTATAGTAATTTATATAAATATTCTTATATGTTGTTTATAAGGATATTCATTAGAATATCATTATGGCTTTATATTATATATAATAAGTATAATAGAAATAATATATTAACAAATATATTATTTTATATTCCAATATTATTAGATACATATTGGTCATATTTACATTATAAAAATATCAAGAGTATTACAAATTTATCTAGTTTATTTGTAGGAGAATATACTATGTTTCGTTATAAATTTATAGATTCAAATAATACACCTAAATTAAATAACTATAAATATATCGTACATGTTAATGATTATAATGAAATTAAATTTGATTTATCAAAATATATTTATATACATCATAATGAACAATATTTAGATGTTTATTTTCATCAATCGTATTATGATGCTAGTTTTATTTTTAGTATATTAAATAATGATTATAAAGAAAATAGTATTAAATATAATATTACTCCAATGTATTATATAACTATAATAAATTGGAGTAATATTATCTTCAGTAATAAGATTAATTAAAATGGAAACTTTATTTAAATTTAGAAAATAATATAATTGATAATAATTAAAAAAACTGATAATAATATTATTATTTAAGTTAAATACGGTAAAAATAGATCTTTTATAATCTTTGACAAATCTTGACAAATTAATTCTAATGGAATACATCTATTATAAATAAAATTTGAAAAAAAATAATCATATATACTAATTAATCAAATATAAGTTAACTTAATAAAAATGAACGCTATTTATATCTTATTTATACTACTATCAATTAGTCATTATGCTAATGCAAATGATTACAAACATAACTCTAATTTTAATGCTAATTATACTATATCTGAAGAAATCAATTCTTCAAGTAGTACTGATTCAAAAATTAAATCGATTATCGAAAATATCAATAATCGATTTAATAATGATATTGAACTTATAAAATTGACACCTATTACCGAACCACCTACATATACATCAATCAGATGTGATGGATGGCTATGTAAACCAATTCCCGAACAACATGTTGGTATTGTTAAATATCAGGGTGCTGTTGTCAATCAACTTTTGTATCCTGGAGCATATTGGTACGAACCATTATTCACTTCTAGTATAGAACTAATTAAATTATATGATGAAGATGAAATTGATAATGTTGTTTGTGTTACTTCTGAAGGGATCAAATTAACATCTAATTTTAAAGTACGTAATTCAATTGATCCTAATAATGTTTTGGAAACTGTAAGACGTTATGGAACTAAATTCGATGAATTACATATTCATAAGCGAGTACAGGCAGAAATGTTGGATATTTGTTCTAAATTAACTGCAAATGATATTATGTTCAAATATTATGATCAGTTAAATGATCTATTATTGACAGCACTTAGAGTTGAGAATAAACGTTTTAAGACAAATATTATTGTGAATGAAGTAATTATGACAACAAAACCAATTGCTCCGCCTGATATCCAACGAAATTATGAATTATTAGCGGCAGCAGAATCAAAGACTAAGGTTTTGGAAGCTGAAAAGTTGCAAGTTCTGACCGAGAAACAAAAAGAACTAATTCAAATTCAAGGAGAAACTGCTATTATGTCTGAAAGAGCTAATGCTGAAAATGATCGTAAGATGCTTGAACATCGTACTTTGATTGCAATTGAACTAGAGAAAGTCGAAGGCAAACGAACCCAAGCATTAATTGAATACGACATTAAACTTACAAATGCTGGAGCAGAAGCTAAATCAAATCAAATGATTGCTGAATCTTTGAAATCATATTGGGATAATCCAGGATGGGTTGTAACAGAACAAGCAAGATTAATCGGTCCAAATACCCAAATTTTCGGCGAGAAGATTCCACAATTTATTACGGGAGCATATGCTAATCCATATCCAAACCCATTTGCACCTAAACTAGACAAAAATGATTAGTTTAGTTAAGTTATTTTATCAAAATCATATATAAAAAATTGAATCTCCTACACTATACATTCAGTTATATAATTATATATTAAATTATTAAATAATAAATATATAATGTCAAACTATGAGGATACTATGCGCGTTATTAATAGAAGAGGTGAAACTGAAGAAATCAGTTTTGATGAAATCAAAAATCGAATAAAGGTATTAATTAATTTTGTTAAAGAACCTTTGTCAAATGTTAGTTCTAGTAAAATTACTGTAGAAACTATCTCTAAATTATTTGATGGTATCACTACCAGACAACTTGATACTGAATCCGCTAAAGTATGTGCTAGTTTAGAAACTGTACATCACAATTATGGCTTATTAGGTGGTAGAATTTTAGCATCCGACCATCACAAACATTTAAGATCAATTAATCTACTCACATTTTCTTCAAGACAGAATTATCTAAATGAAAAGCTACCAAATTTTTTTGATCCATCATATATTGAATTCATTAAGGCTAATGAGGAACAACTTAATTTGATTTTGGATAGTGATAGGGATTACTTGATTGCATATTTTGGTTTTAAAACATTGGAAAAATCATATTTAATCAAATATAATGATGAACCTATCGAAACACCACAAGATATGTTTCTTCGTGTTGCAATCGCAATTCATTATCGTTATAAATCGAATGATTCAACTGATTCTAAACATATTCTATCTTTGATTAAAAAAACTTATGATGATACTTCTTTAGGATATTTTACACATGCTACCCCTACATTATTCAATGCTGGAACTAGATTCGAACAAATGAGTTCATGTTATCTATTGGGAACAACTGATTCATTAGATGGAATTTATAAAACTATTGGCGATACAGCTAAAATTTCTAAATGGGCTGGTGGAATTGGTATACATGTCTCTAATATTCGTGCGAATGGATCCAAAATTAATTCTACTAATGGAAAATCTGATGGTATCATTCCTATGTTAAAAGTTTATAATGAAGTAGCACGTCATATTAATCAAGGCGGTAAGCGCAAAGGTTCGATTGCTATCTATTTGGAACCATGGCATGCTGATATTGAAGGTTTTCTTGAAATTAAAAAAAATACTGGAGCTGAAACAGAACGTGCTAGAGATCTATTTACTGCTATGTGGATTCCAGATGAATTCATGCGTAGAGTTATAGAAAATGATGATTGGTATTTGATGTGTCCTTTTGAATGTCCTGGTCTTACAGATGTATTTGATTCTGTTGAATCAAAAGATTTTACCAACTTATATAATTCCTATATTGCCGAGGGGAAATATCGCAAAAAGATTAAGGCACAACAGATCTTTCACAAAATTATGGAATCACAAATCGAAACTGGTGTACCATATATTTTATTCAAAGATAATATTAATCGTAAATCTAATCAATCTAACATTGGCGTCATTAAGTCATCAAATTTGTGCGTACACGAAGATACTAAAATTTTTACAATTAATGGATATATGCAAATAGGACAGCTAAAAGACATTGAAACACAAATATGGAATGGGTCTGAATGGAGTACAGTCACAGTTCGTCAAACAGGTGCTAATAAGAATTTAATAAGAATTAATTTTTCAAATGGTGCATATTTAGATTGTACACCTGAACATAAATTTTATGTACAAAACGACTATTCAAAAAAATCAATAGTAGAAAAACGTGCAAATGAATTAACTATATCTGATAACTTAATAAAATATTCATTACCGGATGCTATCGAATTTGAATCAGAAGATTTTAATTATCCATATACTCATGGTTTTTTTTGTGGTGATGGAACATATTATCATACTGAATCAAAAATAAAACATGCTAAAATTCAATTATATGGTGAAAAACAACAATTACTAGAACATATTGATCACATGTCTCAAACAATTAGCACTAACGGTAATTATACTACTGTTATTCTACACAAAGATTTGGCTGATAAATTTGTTGTACCACTACAATATTCCATTAATGTTAGATTAAGATGGTTAGAGGGATATTGTGACGCAGATGGAACAATATCCCGTAATGGTACTAATGAAGCATTGCAAATAACATCAATAAATAAAGATTTTTTAACAGAAGTTAGATATATGTTACATACACTTGGCATTGAATCAAAAATAACATTAAATCGTCCTGCACGACAACAATTATTACCTGATGGTAATGGTGGACAAAAATTATATAATTGCCTACCAACATATCGACTATTAATTAGTTCATGTAATTTATACAAATTAGGATTACTTGGATTTAATCCAAAAAGATTAAAATTTGAATTAGTAGAACCAAGTAGAAATGATGAAAAGTTTATATCAGTTGTTAGTATAGAACAATCTTATACAAATGTAAATACATATTGTTTCACAGAACCATTAAAACATATGGGAATATTTAATGGTATCATTACAGGACAGTGCGCAGAAATTACTGAAGTATCGTCGGCTGACGAGTATGCTGTTTGTAATTTAGGTTCAATTGCCGTAAATAAGTTTGTTAAAAAAGACGAATTAGCCAAACATAATACTCATAATTTATGGCAATCATTTCACAATCTTACTGAATCAAATATTGAGCAAAAATTAGAACTCCAAAATATTTTAAAATCAGTTTATGATTTTGATAAACTTAAAGTAGTTACTTCAACACTCACATATAATTTAAATAATATTATCGATTATAACTTTTATCCAGTGGAAGAAACCAAAAAATCTAATCTCAAAAATAGACCCATCGGTATTGGTGTACAAGGATTAGGCGATCTATATTATATTCTAGGTCTTCCATATTCATCTTATGTTGCAAAATATATTGATGCTCTGATAATGGAAACTATTTATTTTGGAGCTCTAACTGAATCAAATAATATTGCAAAAAAAAGAAAACCATATTTAACATTTTCTACAAATAATGGTTCACCGGCATCAAAAGGTTTATTACAATTTGATCTTTGGGCAGCCGAAGGTAATTTTGATTATAATATTTATCCACAAT